CCGCCTGTTCTGACTGAGCCTTGATCTCTAGTTCCTTCTCCTTCAACTGTATCAAAGGATCCGGGCCTTCGCCAGATATTTGTCCGGAAAGCTCTTTCGCCTGCTGCATACCCTGCGCAACTAACTGTGCAACCATGCCCTGATACTGCATCTCCATCTGAGCCGGATCCCCACCTTGAGCCTGCGCCTGACCCATCTGAGCCATGGCCTGCTCTTCAGCCTGTATCTTAACATGTTCTAAAACGTGCTTCTGTAACGATACAGCAATAGCAGGCATCTGACCCATCATAGGACTAGAACCAAATACCAAGTGAGCCATAATGTGCGACTGATGATCCTGACCCGTAAACGCATGTAAACGCATCTGGTCTAACACATTGATGTTTTCTTGAGCAGGATCCGTAGGCCGCGGCTCGTTGTCCGGCAGAGACTGCATTAATCTATCAACATCGTTCACGCCCAGCGCTTCATACATATCACGGTAAACCTCGTGCATGTTATGTATCTCTGGAGCCTGTGTCGCTAACTGCAACTTAGTCTGAGCTAAAGCAATCCGCTGCGCCTGACTAAACACATTCGGATTAGAAACAGGAACCACGTCTACACGACCGTCAAAGTCTGACGCCATGACAGAAGCATCATCGCCCGCAACAGAATAAGGATACTCTTGAGGTAAACTTTCCGACATCACACGAGCAAGTATCTTAAACTCTACACGCATCGCATAATGTAAACGCTTGTGTACCGCGCTCATTACACGGGACCCTTGCTCCAACATAGCAATAGTAGTGCCAACCGCAGCACTCTGATCGCCGTCGCCAACCTTCATGTTCGTAATCGTGGCAAAACGCTGACCAGCATCTACAACAAAACCCAACAGATTAAATAACGTCTGATCCGGTCCCTTGAACGGTAAAGGCATTAAACTATCACGAATAGCACCCCCGGGAGCATCCACATCCCTAAATTCACCCGGCTGTAAAGGATCGTCGTCATCCCTGATCCGCAGTCCGCGGGCTTTGAATCCCGCTGGGAGATTAGATAATGTACCCGCATCAATCAACTGACGCAGTGAAGATGTTGCCGAACGAGCCAAACCACCGATTGTGTGGATTAAACCAAGCCCGTAAAAACCAAACCCCGGCAAAAACTTGTAATGCACAAAGTAACTGATCTTCTTTTTCTTCTCGTCATCTTCCTCATAGTTACGGCGGATCGACAGTATCTGGCCGTTATCCTGAGAAATAGTTACGATGTAAGGAACCTTAATACCCGTAGACTCACCGTCTTCGCCAATATCCTCGTAACCATCTAAGTCCAGATCAACGTGGCACTCTAACAAAGTGCAGTCGTAATCAATCTGACTAGGCTCATAACCGTCAATCCGGTCAATCTCGTCACGAATACCCGTAATCTCGCCCTGAGACGGAATAACGTCAATGTCAAGATATACACCAGAAACCTGCTTCTTACGCAGATCGTTCAAATCCATACGCACAACCTGCGTAATGTTAGGACATGTATCTAAATCAGAAGTATCGTAAGGAACCACAAGATTTTCAGCAGGTACAAACTTACTTATCGCACGGCCCAAGTTCTCATCGTAGTAAATCTTCTTGAAAGTAGAACCCGCTAACGGTAAATAAAACAACATCTGATCCATGTCAGGAGTGTAATCCTCCATGACATTCGTAATGTAGTAATTCATAAACTGCTTTACACGATGCGCCTGATCCTGCTTCTCTCGCGTGTCTTTGCCCAGAACAACAGTCCGAACAGGACCACTAGAAGGCAGTAACTCGTTAAACGCCTGCGCCTGAAACTGCGTAGCAGCCTCGGCCAGTAATGGATGCGTCACGCCACTCGCGCCGCGGAACGGGGTCGACCGCTCCTCGTAATTAAAACCAAGAAGCTCTAAGCCATTCTTGTAAGTGTCTTCCCACTCTTGACGACTAGACTTGTTAGAATCAAACGCGCCAATCAAATCAGACGCAATGCGGCCTAACTCACGGTCCGGCATCTCTTCCGCCAAGTTGGCATAGAAGTTACCGTCTTCACCGCGCATGTCACCCGGATCAAAGTCAACAGTAACGTTGCCGTCATCGTCCTCCGTGATCTCAATCTCGGGAGCATCCGGATCAAGGTCCGCAGCCATTAAGTAAGGATCCGCGCCAGAATCAGGAAGTTCAATCTCTAATTCAGCACGTAAATCATCTTCGTCCAACTGACTTGGAACGTTAGTATCCATTAATCCGCCAATAGCCATAAGGCCCTCCGTCAATAATATACACGCACTCTAGCAGAAACTTCTTCGTCTTGCCAATCATCTGTTGGTAATTGTACAAAATTACCCTGCCGATAGCGCATTAATGCCTGTGTCATGCTGTCAACCAAGTCGTCATGCTCCCCATTTGGAAACGCAGCGACCTCCTCAATCAACTCATCTGCCCACACTTTGTCAGGGACCCAAACCATGCCAGCCTCAAACATAGGACTTACAGCATGCACCCGGCTGATCTTGTCATTACCACGACTAGGCGTGAAGTTAACTACAGGTATACCCACACTTCTAAGCTCCTGAGTCAACGGTAAACCACTCGCCTTCGCCTCAATAATTACCGTGTCAGGGTCCCAAAACTTGTATTCCTCAAAAGCTATAGCTTTCAATTCTGGAAAATCCCATCGCCCCTTTTTACTGTCTAACAAAATTAAATTAGGTCCGCTCCCGCCCTCGTTAGGATAAAACACCCCCCACGTTGTAATAGCAGAAAAATCCGCACTCTCACGCTTACTAAACGCAGTATCGTAACTCTGAATCACAAACTCTAACTGAGGAACAGTCTCACGCTCCCACTTCTTCCACCACTCGCGAGGAATAATAGCATTCTCCTCACCAGTAGGATTCTGCTGATACTGAGCATTCCACTTGCTCAAAGGTATAGATGCGCGGACCGCAGTCAAATCCTCCAAACTCCAAAACTCCGGCCAACACGGAGTCTCATCGTCAAAGATCGCAGGTAACTCAACAACCTCCCACTGATCCGCTAACGGATCCTTCGCCATCGCTCGCAATAACTGACCCGTCATGTCCTTCTCTGACCACCGAGTCTGTACCAAAACTATCGAACCACCCGGCTGTAAACGCTGACGAGGACCACCAGTGTACCAATCCCAAGCATCGTCAAAACCATGCGCACTCATCGCAGTCTGCTCCGAATGAGGGTCGTCAATGATTATTAAATCCCCACCACGACCCGCTAAGTTCGAACCAACACCAACAGCATAATACATTCCACCAGCACTCGTGTCCCACCGACCACTCGCCTTGCTGTCAGCAGCTAACTTAACGTCCGGGAAAACCGCACGGTACTCGTCAGCATCCAAAAGGTTCTTAGTCTTACGACCAAAGTTAACCGCCAACTCAGTCGTGTGCGTCGCCTGTATGATCTTCATTCGCGGATCGCGGCCCATCATCCACGCAGGGAACAAAAAGGATGCAAACTCACTCTTCGTGTGCCGCGGAGCCATGTTGATAATCAAACGCTTTAGTTCGCCGCTCGCGACGCGTTCAAGCTTGTCAGCAATTATTTTATGATGTCTTCCAGCGATAAACTCAGGCCACATAGTTTTTACAAAATCTAAAAAGTTTTCCTGACAACCTTCGTTCTTGGCTATCTGAGCGAGCCTCAATTCAAGCTTCAAAGCTTTCTCTTGCTGTGCCGGATTTAGGCTAACATTCATCGGGGGACCCTAACTGTTTATGGGATTATATGCTGCTTTATAAGATAGTTATAGCCCAAATGAAATTTTATGTAAATATTTGAGAGAAACATGGCCCTAGCCCCCGTCCCGTGGCCGTGGGGCCCGCGGCTCGAGGTTCGCGGTTTTTGGTGCTGTATCTGCGTTTTCTGACCCGATATGGAAGGGACCCGGGCGCTTTTCCCGGGCATTGGATCGCGGCCAGCGGGCCTCGTGCTTATGATATACGACATGGCGAAAACAGCGCGGCAACCAACACGCGGAAAACTAGCACTTATATTTTCCCTGGCAGCGATAAAGTCAAGCTATAGGATGCGACATTGGCGGCCCGCGTTGCTGGATCCGATCGCCTAGGGCTGGGGCCATCCAGCGCCATACGTTTGAGCCAAGGCCAAGGGGCGCGGCCCGCTCTGTTTAACTAATTTAAGCGTTGGACGTAAAAAAGGCCCGCTTGTGATGGCGGGCCAGTTCTTATTGTTTAGGGCTGGGGTTTAGCTGTGCGGGT